GGCCGTATTGTTTCGAGAGATCGCTGTGCTATCCTCGCGAGGCTGGAATCCCCCCTTAAGGTCGATAACTGCCAGAGCATCGGCTCGATCTTCACAAACCCGAAGAAGGTGCGTTGTTAGCCCTTCATGGGTCAGGCCCGGAATACTGGCGAGGTTCATCTCTACCACTTCGGGATCGGCAACCGAATCAATCGCCCTCTTAATAGAGTTAAACTGATAACTGTTCTGCTCACTAATGCTAGAAATGCCGTTAAGCAGGCTGCCGCGGAATGGATCCATCTCTGTGATGTCTAATCCATCAAATCCCGCATACAGGGGCACAGTGAATTGATCGAACCCGCGATCAAGAACACCTGAGATAGCCCCGCTCTGGCATGTTAGAGAAGTACCAGCTGCGTGTGAACCAGAAACCCAGTATGCGAAGTCGCCGGAGCCCGTCACGTCATCCAAAGTAAAGTAGGTTGACAGTTCTGAAATATTCGCGGACGCGCCGCCGAACATCGAGGCTACGAGGCCTCCGCGGGCCATATAGAGGTCAATATTTGATCGATCAAAAACGGTGCCCCCAGCTGTTCGCGTGGTCTGGATACCGAAGTAGGCATCAGTCGGGTTGGGCAAATTGCCCGCCGAAGCGCTGACGCGGAATTCCGGGGCCGGGTGAAGCACCGAAGCCGTGAGGGCTGATCCACTGATGGAGAAGCAAGAAGTGTTGCTGTTCTCGTCACCGGCGAAGCCGCCGACAGCCGTTGATGCGCTATAGCGATAATCTCCACCAATTGTTGAGGAGGCGCTGACCCAGTTACCCTTCGTCTCATTAACGGTGAGGGTACTATCGTCAAGATACTTGAGCATCCCCCGGAAGCCGAAGGGAAGGATACTAGCATCAATTGCATAGTTCTCCACATCATCGGCCATGGCAATCCGAATGAAATCTGAACGATTGTCATAGTTGCCCTCTACACGATAGCGTCGCTCATCAGCGACCCACTCGCGTCGTCGATCGCCGATGAGGCGTGCGACGTAGTTGAGGGAGTCGGGGTTAAGATCGCAATTTTCAAACTGTTCGACGATACGAACTACGTTATCGCTATCATCGAGCTTGCGGATCACCAAATTGAATGTACCAAAAGCGGACGACTCATTTGTCGACTGCTTAATATCTTCGATGGAAATCTTGAGATTTTTGTTGGTCCAGGATCCCGGCTCTTCGAGCGCATGAACTGTAAAGAGCCCCGGCATGCCTTCCACCGAGTAACCGTTGGAGCTTGTGCCCCGCTGTGCGGTGTCACTCCCGATAATAAGAGGAGTCTGGGCGCCCTGTAGAGGGTCTCTGTGGCCTGCTGCGGTACCATTGGTGGCATTCGTCAGAGGCACAATAGCCGCATAAGTGGTAGACGTCGAAGGAATGTTAGCCTTCATGTGACGGTCAAAGGTCTCGCCTAGCCAGTAATTTACAGTATCACTGGTAATAGTGCTATTAGTTTTCTGTGGGTTTGTATTAAAAACCTTACGAATATACTTGGAATCAGAAGTAGAGAAGTTGAAAACACTCTTTAGATCAGTTCCAGAAGTACCATTGTAGTTCTTAATTAACATGGTAAACTCATAGGGGACGCCGGTGTCGGCCACAACCACAGACGATCCTGAGGACTGAATTCCAGTCGTGGCTGTCGATCCTGTTGCGGCAACAATATTGCCTGATATTTGCAGGAGCGCCTGCGTTGAACCGGTGGTATAGAAAACCGCAGCGAGGGCGCCCTCAAAAGAACCAGTCGCATTCGAACCAGATGTAGAAAAATCACCAGACCAGGGGAGAGCCTCGAAAACTACGAGGCCCCAGGCAGTTGTAGCACCCCAGCCAGCATTGCCCTCTCCTGTAAGGGCTCCTTGGCCTTCAGCACCAAGAAGTCGAACATAATTGAGAGGACTGCTGTTTTTCAGATACGCTTGAGCCGCATATGCGCCGTAAGTGGTCGCCGTAGTGCTCGCTCCTGTGCGGAAAACATCCGAACCGCCGTTGCCCGGGGAAGGGGCTCCGAAAACATTTACAAATTCTTCAAAAGAATTAACAGTGATGGGGCGTAGGCCCGGGCCTTTCTCGGCGCGACCGATAATAACGGGGCCGATTCCTGCAGGCGAAGCCGGGATCTGAGAATTGTCGATTTCATCGACAAAGACTCCCGGGGAAACAAATCTGAAGTTTTTAACTGACATGGGCGTATCTCTCCTAATATGGGATCGTCTTATTAAATAGTATCCTAGATTTCTAACAGACGTATTCTCTTCTAATCAGAAGAAAATGTTAATCTAGGCTCCTTTGCAGCTATTCTCTATACTTACCGTCAGTTATGGTACGCGGAATGTCACCCACCACGGTGCGCTCGCGGCTAAATTTAAATTCGACAGCATTTTGACGAGTTACCATGCGAGGAGGTTCTTGATTTTCACCCTCTCCAATCAAATACCCTAATACCTCTACTGTTACAATGGTTTCATAATTCCGTTGTTCCATTCCGAGGTTAGTTTGATTGGAGTTGTCAGCAAAAGAACCATCAATAAATACTTCATATTCGTGACCCATTGATTTAATGCGCTTGGGCATGCGCGAATTGCCCGCAATCGTAAAGAATGGGCGTATCAGCTCATTCATTTGTTGTTGGTATTCAGTCCGGAGAGCTATTTCATAAGTAACCGTTACCCATACTGGTAACGGAATTGTGATGGTATCGTACACAACCTTGGCGGGCTTCTGTAGGTGATCACTCCCATTATACCGCCTAGAACGGACCTGGGAGTTGATGCCATATTGCTTCTTGGACATCGCGTTTTGGTATTCAGCCGTTTTCTTTTGATTAATGCGGCGCGCAATAGTAATCGTGCCGCCTTTAGCATCAGGCTCAGGATAAACATTCGCGTAGGGTACTCCTCGACGATCCGGCTCTTTGTTAACTCCAGTTCGGGCAACCGTGATTAATGGCAAAATCAAAGTTCCCTCTTTGTCTCGTAAATTTTTATCTTCCTTAACTTGATAGGCGCGTTCAGTGGTGGTCCACACAACAGGAACCTTCTGGAACCCTTCATTGCTGCTTATCTGTAGGTCCAGACTTACATTGACAAAACCATACATGGCACGATCAATAGTCTCAAGGCCCGAGGGCTGGAGCTTTACCTCTCCTAGCTTGTCCTCTACATCCTTGTCCTCTACTTGAGCATACCGCTTTGCGCGAGTCTTTTCCTCAATCTGTTTTTGAGTTCTTTTGCTGCGTGCCATGCGCGGGTCTCCTAGTTACCCTACGTATATGCCAGTGGGAACATTCGACAGAACTTTTTCGACGGCATCTTGCTGCTCGGAATCAGAGACTGCAAGTCTATTATAGGTGGTCTCGTCCAAAATTGCCTTGAGTTCATCACGCAGCGCAGCCTGTTCGGTTGCAGACTGCCCCAAAAGTTCGGCAGCGTTTAGTGTGACGGACTCTCCCGGGATGGGAACCTGAGCAAACTTTCCTCGTATCTGTCCTAGCATCTCCTTAGTTAATGCAAGGGCAAAACGACGAATCCACTGTTTACCTATAGAGTTAATGTTAGCATATGGAATATTATTGAAAGGAAGCGTATTAAGGTTGTTTATTCCCTTTGTTCCTTCGTTGCCGCGGCCAGTTTCTTCCCAAGGATTATACTCATTATCAATAGTGAAGTGGACCCAGAAGCTCTTCGGGCTCGTGGAGTCGGGCGTTGGGAAAAGACGAAGCATGTTGTCCTTAATCTCATATGAATAGTGAGATATCCGGGTCCAGAGGGCGTCCTCATATGCCATGGCTTGAAGCTTGTTCTGCCAGACCGGGACAATATCGAAAGTAGAGTCATCAGCATACTGTCCATAAGTACGCAGGTTGCCTACAACTGAGAAGCCTCCGTAATACCCATAAAATCTCCACATGGCACGCGGAGTCTTAAAAAAGACCTTTCGAATAATTACTCGTCGGTCGCCGACCTTTCCATAATAGGGAACGGAGGTGTCGGAGGATGCTGAAGCGGATATTAATGTTTGTAGATCGTAGTCTTGACGATTCGGGATAGAACTGACGGAAGCGGAGTAAATAGGAACAAGACCCCCCATTCCCGCTTCGGTAGCAAGACCCTCCGAGATGCGACGCACATACCCATAGTCAAAGCGCGGATAAGCTAATTCAATATCGGACCCAGAAAGTGCGTTGCCGCTAACAATTTGGCCATCATGATTAAAAGAGGCCGTCTGGGCGCCCAAAAGACTCGATAAAGAATTTTTGCTTTGGTGTAAATTGACGAGATAAGAATACTCCAAGACTGCCTCTTCATAGGCCGCGTAGACATTTCCCTCGGTCAACTCAATATCAAGAACGTCGCCACCAAGCTTTTTGTAAGTAAAAGCAACCTGATCCACTGCTCCTGACAGGAAGTTGGTAGATTCAACATATATTCCAAACGGAAGCGAGCTCGAAACATTCGCAATTGCGCCAGTGACAGGTAAAATATTTGAATTACTGGTCGACTTTGGATTTAAATTTGGGATCGCCACTGAAGATACCTCTTTTATTCACTACTAAATAGAAAGCCCCGGCTCTTTCGAGCCGAGGCTTTCAGAAAAGTTGACCGAAGTCAGCTCTAGACTAGATCTTGCACAACCACAAGGCCGTACATATCTGGACGCACCATCTTCTTGGCGTATCGAGTCATGACTCCCTTGCGGGGCACGAAATCTTCAACACCGAAGATTGTGGGTGTAGTCTGCAGTGGCACGTACGGAGCGTAAACATAGCCACTCTCAAGGAAGCTACCTCCGCGCCGGCCAACGAGGACCAGAGTACGCGGGAAGTATGGATCGACGAAAATGTCGAACTTCTTCGAAAGTGAACCAACCTTCACGGTTCCGATATCACCACGATCACTATCCGCAGTCACGTTAGCTCGGAAGCCGGCCGTGAACTCAAGGATGTTGGCAACTTCAGGTCCGCAGACGACGAAGTTGGCAGCACCGCGCAGAGTCTTGCGGTGGATCTGGGCAGAAACATCGTTGATTGTCTCAACGAGGGTCTCATACCACTCACTAACGTTACCAGTGAAGTCAGGTGTCGTAGAGGCACCCTGTTCCACACCAGTTTCGCGGTTGACGAAACGACCGGCAGCACGTGACCAGTGGCGGATGCCAGCGGTTGAGCCACGAACGAGGTCCTCAAGGATCTCGCGGTCGATTTCAAGAGCGATCTGCTCAGACAGAATCTGAGTAAGCTCGACCTCAGCGTCAAGGTTGTGGTAGGCGTTAAGATCTTGTCCTAACTCCGGGGTCCACTTAGCCTTGAGCTTCTTGGTAACCGCGGTGACGGCTACACTGTCGACCTTGATGTCGATCTCCGGAATGTTCGGACTATTCTCAAGTCCCCATTCCGCTCCACCAATAACAGAACCAAGGGCTCCGCCATTGTCGAAGTCGTCAGTCTCAGGCCATGACCAGGTGTTCGCAGCAGCTTCTGAACCAGACAGCGAATTAGCAATCATCGCCTGTGTAAGGTTAGAAGTTCCCTCGAAGACCAGGAGCAGATTGGTCGCAGAGCGGTCGCTAATTGGACCACCGTTTGACGCAGAGCTGTACTGAGTGAGACGTCGAACGAGACGAATGTGACCACCAGCGGAACCATTGTTCGCGGAACCTGAACCAGCGAGGAAGTTGAAACCACCAACGCCACCAGATCCACCAGAACCGGAAACCTGAATTGCCACAAAGTCATCCTTGTTAAGCTCTTCGCCCTCAAAGTTGAACGCGGACAGGGCCACTTCGGCGACGACGACGGGGGATCCCGAGAGATCCACATCAAAGTCGCAAAGCGAACCAAGCGTCAGGTGCGAACTAGGTGCAAAACCACCTGTAGCGTAGTAATCACCCGCAGTACCAGAAGCAACGATCGTCCAGTTACTACCCGCCAAAGTTGCCGAACCAGTCGGAGACGCATAACCGTTGTTAAGGGCATACGGACCAACTTCTGGATTAGATCCGGAAGCTAGGTTGATACCACCAGTGATCTGGGCACCCACGATTCCGCCACCATAGATGGAAGCGTTCGGTGCGGCACCAAGACGACCATTCGTGGACGAGCGCTCGCCAATATCAGGCGAATACACAAAGTCCAGGAAGAAGATGAGGCCCGAGGGCAAACTCATCGGTTGTACGCTCACGAGATCGTTGGCAATCAAGCCACCGAAAACGCGGCGAACGAGGGGGAATGCGACGGCTGCGAAGCCCTCAACATCGCCAGCTTGCATGGAGCTGGCCTCACGGAGTAACTCTTTCGCTTGATTCTCAAGCAGTCGAGCCATACCGTTCCGAACGACATCGTCGCCGAGACCCTCAAGAAGACCGGTGCTTTCCCACTTATTAATAAGTGCAGCACCTTCCTTCGCGAGATCACGATTAACAATACCTTCGGTTAGTTTTTGTACGATAGACATTTTTTTAACCTCCTATAGTATAATTTAGTCTACTAATCCTGCTAAACGCAGCATTCGATCCATTCTAGGATCATTAGTTACCTTGCTTTCACTCTTGGCGCTAAGTAACAAAGAGGTATGTTTAGAAACGGCCTCCCGCAGTGTTTCTGGTCTCAGGTGGTTTTTCCGACCTGGGACACCCACGGCGGTTTGAATGGTATCAAACAATATCTTTGCTTCCTCAACAGATGTGGCACGACTAACAGCTTCGACAATTTGGTTTTTTTGTCGCTCATTCAAGGAGGAGCTGCCTAATGCCTTGTTTTGGTAAACAAGCTTGGCATTTGCCAGATTCATCTTTCTAAGTTGAATCTTGGCCTCTTGTAACAGAGCGTGTAGCTCTCTAACAGAAACAGAAAGTTCTTTGGTTCTTGCCTCATAAAGATCGACGTCCGAAGGTGTACTCACCGTCTTCGCGTCCTCTTCTAATTCTTCATCTTCTTCGAGATGAGCCGCTGCGGCTGCGGCGATTTCGTCATTATTGGCCTGCTCTACACTGTTGTAAGCAGAGTTCACTGAGGACCACCCCTGAACTTGGGGGCTCATGTCAACATTAAGTAATTCATTCACAAGAGCATCAATCATTTCCTCTGAGAGCTCAACGTCCTCGTCAACGGCTTCTGGATTTTCGTCATCGGACCCAGTATTGGTAGTTGCGAGGGATTCTTTGTCTTCGGCCGAATCGTCCTTCAACTCAGTGTCAGTAATATAGCCGTCTTCCTGAAGCTCCAGGGCTGTATCTTCGCTTCCCATGATATCTTCGGCGCCGGCTTCGATGCCTTCGGCCTCTTCTTCTTCGAGGCGGGCCTTGAGTTGATCGAAATCAATTTCTACAATTTCATCAGGGGCAGGAGCATCCAACTCTTCGTTCTGAAAGGCGTAGGGGGTTTCCTCAAGAAAAGATGCGTCGCCCGGGGTGGCGGCCTCCTCCCCGGTCGCGAGTGGGTCGGCGATATCCATTTCTGCATCGCCCATGCCCATCTCCATAGCGCCCTCTTCCTGTTCTAACAAAGTATTGAGAGCCGACTTGACTTCGCGCGAATACTTTTCCAATACAGCATCCTCGGCATTTTTTAATGCCGCCTCTTTAAGCGCTTTCGCGTCAACAATAGCTTCTTCTAACAGTGAAGACATAGAATTACTCCAAATTCTGATATGTTATCAAAAATAAATAGTATGTAGGATGAGGAAATGACTAATAGTTCTAATTTCAATGCAGGGAGAAGTTGTTTTATTGATCATTGAGACGCGACGAGTCGTTTAGTTATCAGACAATCTCCACACTCGTAACGAATTAATGTTGTTTGTAGGTCCGGTGGTGGCGTTGTGGTTTCCGATTGCAGTTAGAACAACGCGCGCCGTCGACGGTTTGTTCTGATTTAATATCGCATATATATGCGCCATTTATTGCCATTTTATTCTCCTAAAGTGGTTATCCATGAGATCTGTTATCATTAAGAACAAACCAATTACCACCAGTGCTCACCACTGTTATGCTCTGTGGAGTGGTGCCGTCGATTCGAATTGAGTCTTGATCGCCCTCTAGATTGGGGCCCTGGAACTGTCCGCCAG